CTGCTCATCTTCTTTTAGTGCGGTGTAATCGCATACTAACGATAGTGCAAATATTGCGGCGAGCGCAGCAATGCTGCCTCGGCAGGCAAAAGCAAGATTGATACAATCCGTAGTAGGCGGAAATTGCGTAAGGCTAACGAATCGCAGGCAAAGCGACAGCGAAGATAGAAGTAAGTCAAATCGTTTAGCACCAAAAAACAGCAGGCACCCGATTCGACAAGCACCGCAGCTCTTCAAGCTTCAATCTTGCAATGCCGGGGTCAAGGGGGCAGAGCCCCTTGCGTTGTGGTGGGGGGGCGAGGGGGGCGCCACCTCGCCGGGGGGGGGGGGGCCCCCCCCTTTATCCGCGCCCCCGCGTCAGGCGGGGAGCATATCAAACTTCTTTATTAAAATAGAAGAACTTCTCGTCCTCTCCCTTCTTCCTCATGCAGGAAGAAAGCATCTTATAAGAAGCGTCGTTCTCCTTGAAGCACTTGGCGACGACGTGTCCCAGGTGGCGCTGGTAGAGGCCCCATTCGGCCACGGCGCGGAATGCTTCGACGCCGTAGCCCTGTTCGCCGTATTCCGGCGCGATGCGACAGCCTTCCTCCGCGCCGCCCTTGCCGTCGAAACGGTAGAGCAGCACCTCGCCGATGCACTTGCCGTCTAAACGGATGGCAAAGTTGATGGCGCGCTTTTTGGCAAAGTCCTCTCGCACAACGTCGAGGAAATAAGAGTCTAAGTCTTCACCCTTCCAGTCTGTGCGGTAGTCGTAGCCCCACCACTTGTTGCGCTCATCGTCGAGGCAAAGCGCGTTGTAGGCCTCGCGGTCCTTGTCGGTAAAGGCCGAAAGTGTCAGGCGCTCGGTCTTGAGCGTCGGGATCTCGTCCAAGTCCTCCAGTTCGTTTTTCACATCAAAGCAGAACTTCTCCGCGAGCTTGCACGGCAGGTATTGGAGCTTCGAGGTGCGAAGGCCGCGGTCGCCCGCATCGTCCTCACGGTTCAAATACCTGACGCCATCCACCGCGTAGCAGCGGGCGAACTCCTGCACCGTCGCGGGATAGACGCCCTCGTAGCCGTAGAGCGCCTTTTCGATGTGGACGTGCAGCGTCTCGCCGCAGCGCTCGGCCATCGCGATAGAAATGAGCCGCCCCTCGTACTCCATACCGCCGACATAGAGCCACGACGCGCCCGTCAGGCGCAGCATCGTCTTGGCAAGCGCCAACTCCTGTCTGGCCGACTGCGAGGTCTTTTCAAACACCTCCGTATAGTCCTGCCAGAAGCGCTCGATCAGCGGCAGATCATCCTTCCCCAGCGCACGGAACTGCGCCTCGGGATAGAGTTTGCGGAATTTGTTGACGTGGTTGCGCTGGCCGCTGTAATGGCGGCCCGGGAACTCGCGCAGATCGTTCGCCTCGTAAATATAGTCGCGCCAGGAACGAAAATTGTTGAGGTGGAAGCGCGGATAGCGCTCTAAGAGCTTCGCCGCCTTCTCCTTTGGCACGACGGACAGCTCGAGCGAGATGCCCTGCTCCACGCAGTAATCCTCAATGGCGCAAAGCGCGGCCTCCTCATCGCCGTCCGGTCCCAGCACGGGATAGTCGAAGCAGGGCTTGCCGTCGATGCAGTTTTTCACGATCAGGCAGCCCGCCGCCTCGGCATACTGCGGGTGCAGGTGCCCGCGCCACATCAGCTTGACGAGCGCGGAATACTCGCATAATTGGTAGTTGCAATTCTTATAATAGCGACGCAGGCGGGAAAGATCCCGCTGCGCAACGGGTTTGAATGTCAGCATGGAAAACCTTTTTCTCCTTTTCGAGTCGTATCGATTATTTTACCCGTTTTTGCGCCGCGTTACAAGTCTTTTTTCATTTGGGCTCCAGCTCGGCGAGCACCGTCTGCGCGCATTCAAGGAACTGCTGGAGCGACGCCTGCCGTCCCTCGCCTGCGCGCACAGCCATACCGAGCTCGCGTGCCGACTTGGGCTCCACCGGCACAAGCAGAACGCCGTCGCCGCGTCCTCGCAGCGTCAGCTCCGTCATCATGCTCACACCGAGACCGTGCTCGACCATGCTGATGACCGTCGGGTCGTCCACTGCCGTCGGCAGGATGTGCGGCTTGACGCCCACGCGGTTGAAGATGCGCATGATGTCCTTGTCAAAGCCCTGCGCAGGCATGATGAAATCGCGCCCGTCGAACTCGCTCAGCGGATACCCCGTGCGTCCGTCGATGGGATAGTCCTTGGGCAGCACGGCATACATCGTGTCGTCGCGCAGGTGGATCCACTCGTAGCCGCTCTCCTCTTCCTGATGGCTGACGAAGATGACATCCATCTTTCCCTGCGCCAAAAGCTCATAGGGGCTGCGGATATGATCCGCCATGCGGATGTCGACGTCAACGTCGGGCCGCTCCTCACGAAAGCGGCGGATGATGCTCGGCAGCCAGTGCATAGCCATGCTGGCGAACGCACTCACGCGGATGACCTCACTGCGCGAGGACGCCACCTGCGCGATCGTGCTGTCAAGCCGCGCGTTGGCCTGCAAAAATTCGCGGATGGCGGGCGCCACGCGCTCGCCGTCCTTTGTCAGTCGGACGCCGCCGCGCCCGCGCTCGAGCAGCGTGAAGCCGACCTCGCGCTCGAGGGAATTCATCATGTGCGTCAGGCCGGACTGCGTGTAGCCCATCACCTCCGCCGCCTTGGTAAAGCTGCCGAGGTCTACCGCCATCAGCAGCGCTTCTAACTTTTTGCTCTCCATAGGATATTCCTTTCCTATTAGTATTCAGCATGTTTGGATTATAATATATCCTCGCGCCGTATGCAAGCGAAATTCTCGTTTTCAGCTCCTTTTTACAAACTTTTTCCATCATCCGTCATACAGCTTGGTCTTTTTTGTCCACCTGCTGCGTAAAATAGAGGCTGAGGTGATGATCTTGAAACGACGTTTCGCGCTCTTGCTGCTGTTTTTGTTGACTTTTCTTGCACTCTGCTTTTCCTGCGCCAAAGGCGGCCAAGCTGTCGCCGTCTCGGCCCCATCCCAACTGCGGCGCTGCATTGCGCTGACCTTTGACGACGGCCCCTCCCCGCAGACGACCGCCACCCTCCTTGACGGGCTCAAGGAGCGCAGCGCGCACGCGACGTTCTTCCTCATCGGCGAGCAGATCGCGGGCAACGAAGATCTCGTCCGCCGCATGAAAGACGAAGGCCATCAGGTCGGCGGCCACAGCTACACGCACATCCGTCTTGACAGCGCTGACGCCGCTGCACTCGCCGAAATCCAGAAAACGGACGAGACGCTGCGCGCCATCCTCGGCGACGGTGACTACTGGCTGCGCCCGCCCTGGGGCTTTGCAAGCGACGCACTCAAAAGCGCCGTCTCCGTCCCGCTCATCTACTGGACGATCGACACGATGGATTGGAGCGTGCGCAACAGGGACCTCGTCGCGCACCACATCATCGAAAACGCCAAAAGCGGCGACATCGTTCTCCTGCACGACCCATATGACACGAGTGTCGAGGCCGCACTTCAGGCTATCGAGGTATTGCAGGCGCAGGGCTATGAGTTTGTCACGCTCGAAGAGCTGTTTTCCTGCGCCGGCGTCACGCCGCAGGCCGGACACTTCTATCTGCGCGCGGATGAAGAAGTCTCGTGGTGAGGTCTCGACAAAATTTTTGAAAAAATTTCAAATTAGGACTTGCATTTTCCGGACTGGTGTGCTATTCTATCTAAGCTGACATTGAGCAGTACACATCATCCGGGTGTGGCGCAGTTGGTAGCGCGCTTGACTGGGGGTCAAGAGGCCGTGAGTTCAAGTCTCGCCACTCGGACCAAAGCAAAAAGCCTTGGCATCACTGAAAAAACCAGTGATACCAAGGCTTTTTTGCGTTTTCTAAACCTCTTGTTACTGCCAGTTACAACCAGTTATAGCCAGTTGCGTGAACACAGTCGCGAACACAGTCACGCGCCGCGATACATGTCCTGCAGGCGTCTGACGTCGGCAGCCCTCTCGATCTGTTTCTCGTGCAGATAGTCATAGATGGCCTGCATTTTCTCGGGCGGCTCACCATGCTCCTGCCGGTACTTCTGGATGACTGACTCGACCTCTGCATGCAGCATGCTCATATGCCGCATTTCTTCGCCGGACAAATCGTAAAACGTTTTTGCCAGCGCCGGACGCTCGTCCTTGTACTTGAGCGCGCATTTTGCGTATTTCTTCGCGTCCTCGATTTCCTCGTCGACCATCGACGAGAGCTTCTCAATGAGTTTCATCTTTTTCCTCGCTTTCCGCGGCCGGCGTCGGTATCGCTTTTTTGATTTCAGCGATCGCCGCGTCGCCGATCTGGTTGCCGATGCTGCGCCCTGTGGGCGTGGCCACCATCGCGCCAAGCAGCATCCCGATCAAGAGCTGCACCATCGCGCACCTCTCAGATCCGCTGCACGCGCAGCGCCACATTATTGACCGTAGCAGCGGCACCGGTGAGCACCAGCGTCAGAGCGGAGCCCGCAGCGCAGCAGACCTGCCGCACAAGTGCTGGGATGCTGAGATCGACCGTGCCGTTGGCGGCAGCGGTCTCGGACGCGGTCGCGCCGGGAACGGCGACACCGTCCTTGTAAAGCGTAATAGTGACGGTTCCGGCAGCGGCAGGCGTGACGGTGACCGAGGCGTCGACATCGTAGTAACCGGCACCGGTGATGTTGACAGCGTTGCCGTTGAGCGCCACATCACAGCCGTAGCGGCGGATGAGGCTGCCAAGAGGGATGACGCCGTCGACCGCGACGGCGGTGGGCGTCTGCATGGCAGCGTAAAGAGCAGATTTACAAGACATTTTTATTCTCCTTCCATAAAAATGGGCGGGGCTATTGCCCCGCCTGTTACCCGGCCATAGGGGCCTGCCATGTTCCCCAAGCGGGGAATATGGTCTCAGAGGTTGACGTTGCCGTTGCAGCCGCAAGACGCGGGGATGACCTGACCTGCGCAGGTCGAAGCCACGCCGTACAGTGCGGGCTTGGTCAGCATGCGGCCCTCGATCGCGTCCAGACGGCGGTTGAAGCCGCAGCAGCAATCGGAGATCTTCGCCGCCAGAGCGTCTGTCTGCTCCTTGGTAAAGATGCCGTTCTTGAGGGTCTGGTTCTCCATCTTGAGGTCGAAGATGGCCTCCTGCAAGCGCTGCTCGTAGATGCGGCTGGCCTGACTGGTGATCGCCTCGGTGCTGGCGTTGATTGCCATGCGCGTGTCGTTGCTCTGCTGCTCGATGAGATACTGCGTGCGGGACGTGTCGATGATCCCCTGCTTTTCGACCTCGCAGTTGCTCACGCGGTTGCAGCCGGTGTCATTGACGGGATACGGCATATTGCCGCGGCCAAAGCCAAAGCCAAAACCGTTGCCGAAGCCGCCAAACAGCGCCGCGATGACGATGATGATAAACAGTACCGCGAGCCAGCTCATGCCGGTGCTCTGATCGTTGTTCATAATGCATTCTCCTTTCCTCAAAAAATTATTCCAACGGCTATTTCAGCCGGGGGAATTTGGTTGAGCGCCCCGCTTTGCCCTTCTGCGGGGCCTGTGAGGCGTTTTGCGCGCCGCCGAGTATTTTATTGGCGTCGGAGCGCAGAGCCTCCGGTGTCGTGCCGAGGAGGCCGCACAGGGCCTTTGCCTGCATCGTGCGCCCATAGCGCGCATAGAGGCTGTTGGCGATGTTGGGGTCAATGCCGAGCCGGCGCGCCGTGCTCTGCACGCCCTCGAGCGTGTCAGCCGTCCCGCTGATCGCCTGCTCCGCTCTCGCCGCCGCGCCTTGCAGGTCGGCGCTGGGGAACATTCTCGCCGCTGCCGCTAAGAGTTGCTTGAGGTCCATTTTCCTTCAGCTCCTTTACCTGGGCCGAGAGGCCCTTGATGATCTCCGCCATGTCGCTCATAGCCGACTGCATTTCGCCCATTAGCTCCTCCTGCGTCTTGGGTGGAGTGATGACGCCCAGCTCGACGAGCTTGTCGTAATACTCCTGCGTGGTGGCCTCCAGCTCGGCGTATGCCGAAGAGGTCTTGCCGATGAGCTGCTGGCGGTTGCCGAAATAGTCAGTCTGGAAAATATCACCGTTGTCGATCACACACATCATGCAGTTTCCGCCGCTGTATCCGGCGATTGCAAACTGATCCATGCGCGCACCTCCTTTTGTTGCCTCTATCGTACCGCGATTTTGCTGCAGGAAATTGCCCTCAAAATGCCCGCATTCTGCCCTCAAATTTTTTCAAAACTCTGTGATTTTTCTCTTGACAATATGCTAATATTAGCGTATAATAAGCATGTAAACAAGAGAGGGGAACACCCCGGGAGGAAACGAAAATGATGATGAACGCCGAGATGATCAAGAACATTAAGAAGGTTGCCGAGGAAATGGACCTCAGCTGGGACTACGAATTCGTTGGCGTGCGCGTCCAGGAGCAGGAGTTTGAACTTGGCACGATTGAGCACCTCTCCCACGTCTGGGACAACGGCGACGATACCGGCGTCGAGCTTGACGGCATCTGCGTCTGCAGTCTTGACCGCCTGGGCGCCAACAATTATTTTGGCAATCACGTCGCAATCATCTGCGGCAACGAGGCCGAGTACGGCGAGGACGACGGAGAGCTCATCATCCGTGACGCCGAGGTCGTAAAGGTCATCTGCTAAGAAGATGAGATAAGATGCGGAGAAAGTACAGCGACTGCCAGCGGGCGGACGGCGACTGCACCGCCTGTTCTCTGGTCAACTACGGGCGGGACTGCCACAACCGCCCCATCACTAAGCTTGAGTGGTCCCGCCGCATGGCAGACATGACTCAGTCCGAGCTTGCCAAGAAGTCCGGCGTCAATATCCGCCAGATCCAGCGCGTGGAGCTGGGGGAGGCGGAGGCGGGCAACCTGACCGCCAAAAACCTGCTTGCCATCGCCGACGCGCTGGGCGTAGATGCAAAATTTTTGTTATAACGCGGCAAAGGAGACTGTGTATGCGGACTAAAAAATGTATCACCTGCGGCAAGATTTTCTCCACCGATCGCGCAGAGCAGGCGAAGTGCGATGACTGCCTTGCCGCATCCCGGTCGACCACCTTGCGCACGCGAACCTGCCACACCTGCGGGGCCAACTTCCTCGGAGGTCCCCGAGCCAGTTACTGCCCAACCTGCCGGGCAGAGCGGGAGAAGGTCAGGAAACAAAAGTACCGGGCCACCGGTTTTTCCCGGCATCTGGGAGATATCGATAACTGCGTGATCTGCGGTGGAGAGTATGTCATCCAATCTGGCTTGCAAAAGTATTGTCCAAAATGCGCCCCGGATGCCGTCCGCGAAATCGACCGCGCGCAGTCAAAAAGCTGGAACGCCGAACACGATTACTACATAAAACGCCGCGAAAAATCCCGCAGCGGCGTAAAGGTCTGTGTTGTCTGCGGCCGGGAGATAGTGCCCGGTACCCCCACCGTCACCTGTTCCCCCGAGTGCGCCGCCGCCCACCGAAAAGAGGTCCAGCATCGCGCGGACGCCAAGCGCCGGAGCGGGACGAAATCAAAACAAAGCGAAGTCAAAAAAGAGAGCACCGACTGATCAGTCGGTGCTCTCTTTCTGCCCGTCGGCAAGTTTGCGGTAAGCCCGGCGGCGCAGCTTGGCAAGGCCGTCCACGCTCATGTGGAGCTGCGCCGCAACCTGCACGAGAGAGCGCCCTCGCACGTCGCACTCGATGAGGCATGCCATCTCATCGGGCGGCAGGTCATAGGCTTGGATGTATGCTATAGCCCTGCGCGGGGCCATAGAGGATAATTGCGCGCGGATCGTTCGGTGCTGACTGTTCATGCCCGTGTAGGGCTTGCAGAGGCGCTTGCGCGTGGGCTTTCGCCGCCCGCTCCTTCCTGCGCCCGAATCGGGCACCGTTATTTTGTCGCTCTCTGGATCATCGTCACGGCTTCCTGGCGCCGG